GCACGCTGATGAACCCCGAGCGCTATCTGCGCGAGGGCTGGCCGCTGGTGCAGCGGTACATGACCTACTGCGACAGCCTACCGGTATGAAGCGTCTCATCGCACTCGCCGCGCTCGCTGCGGCACCCGCATTCGCGCAAGACCTGACGCATCTGCGCTCGCTGCTCGACGCGACGCCGGTCGGCGGCTGGGTCAACGCCAGCGCCAGCACGAACTGGTCGACCGTGTGGCCCTCGCCGCGGTACACCGGGGACGTCGGGTCTGTCGTCTACGCCTGGGGCTCGATGGTGTGGGACAGCACCAACGGCCAGTTCATCCTGTGGGGCGGAGGGCACGCGAACTACGCCGGCAACGAGGTCTACACGCTGAGCGGCGCCACCGGCCAGTGGGCGCGTGGCTCGCTGCCCAGCGCGTACCAGTCGGGCACATCGTGGATCGTGGGCAACGGCGCCCCGCAGTCCTCGCACACCTACGACAACAGCCAGTGGCTGCCCATCTCGCAGCGCTTCGTCACCTTCGGCGGCGCGGCCTGGAACTCGGGCAGCAACTTCGACAGCGCGGCGGGCCGCGAGGGCCCGTGGCTGTGGAACCCGGCGCTGGCCGACCCCAACCGCGTCGGCGGCCAAGACTTCACCGGGCTGAACCCGACGGCGCTGGGCAGCAACGCCTGGCAGTCCCGCCGAGGCTCGATCACCGGCACGCTGCCGCCGACATTCGTCGAGGCCGCCACCGGCTACCGCGCCGAGGGTGGCAGGGATGTGGTCTACATCGCGGGCGACACCGGGGCCAGCGGCTTCCCCTCGCTGTACCGCTACGAGTTCAACCTGGGCGGCCAGGACATCGTGCAGCAGGTCGGTGTGATGGGCGCCGGGCAGTTCGGCTACGAGGGAACCGCGACGCTCGACACGCAGCGCGGATGGATGGTGCGCACGCTGTGGGGCGGTGGCGGTGTCGGCAACGACCTGGCGGTCTGGGATCTGGACCGGAACAACCCGGGCAACCCGAGCGCGAACGCATCGTTCGCGGTGCGTCTGCAGCGTCCGGACGGCACCCCGTACTCGATCGTGCAGCCTGACGGTACGGGCAGCAGCACCGGCCTGACCTTCGAGCAGATCAGCGGGCACTACTTCCTGTTCCGCGGCCAGACGCTGAACGAGATCATCCCCGGCGAGAACCCTGACGGCACGCCGTCGTCGGTGTGGACTGTAATCGAGCGGCCCTGCGCGGGCGCGTGCCCCGACAGCACGGGTCAGCCGGTGCTCGGGCACCTCATCTCGATCCCCGAACTCGGCGCCGTCGCGCTCATGGCGGGCTACCAGAGCGGCCCCAGAGACGTGGATGTGTGGCTGTACCGCGCCGTTGCGGAAGTGCCGGAGCCGGGGACGTGGCTGCAACTGGCCGCGGGTCTCGCGGTGCTGGGCGGCGTGGCCGCGCGTCGGAGGATCCATGGCTAAGACCATCACCGGGCAAGTCCTGGTCAGCAGCGCCAGCAACAGCGCAGGCAGCACCACTCGCGGGCGGCTGGACTGCTCCTCCGCTGACGGTGGGCAGATCCGGTTCCGCATCACGAACGGCGGCACGGGACCGAGCGCGCAGTGCGAGGCGCGGGTGCTGGTCGCGCGCAAGCAGACCAGCATGCCAGCCGCGGGTAGCGAAGGCACCGGAGACGACGACTGGAAGCTCGTCTACACCATCGGCGGCGGCACCGCGAACAGCATCAGCACGCGCGGGGTCTACACCTTCGGGCCTGAAGTGGCCTACGTCGAGATCGAATTCACCGGCAACGCCACGCAGGCGGTAACGGTCGAGTGCACGGGCGACACCTACAGCTACTGACATGCCGCGTCGCCTGTCCCTAGCGCCCTGGACGCACCAGCCGCCGGAACTCGTCGACATCACGTCCGATGCGTCGCTGCGCAACGGGCTGACCTCGATCGCGCTGCCGTGGGGCGTGCTGCGGCCGAATGCGCGGGGGCAGACGGCATATGCCTCAGGCTCAACCATCAGCGGTTACGTCGCTTGCCGAGATGGTTTGTCCATCCACTTCGGGACCGCGGACAGCGCAGCCGGGGCGCTGCTGGTGTCGGGCGATCTGGCGTTCGAGACGGTCGCCACCAGTCGCTACAACACGACGCGCATCGCCATCGTCGAGAGGCGCACCTCCGGCACGACGCGGCGCGCGATCAGCGCGACGGCAGCGGCGGGAGCCGGTGAACTGCTGTGGCGTATGGAAAGCGGGGCGACGCCGGAGCTGGTCGCGTCCGGGGTTGCGCTGGTCCTCACGGCGACATCGAGCTTTTCCGCCGGCGATCGGCACGTGATCGGCATGCGCCTGACGGCTGGCGCGTCCAACACCACGTGGTCGCACTGGCGCAACGGCGTGCAGCTCAATGCAGCGGCCGACACAACTGCGCTCACGGCCGGTAGCGCGCCGCACATCGGCGGTGTCAGCGGCAGCACCAACGCCGCCCGGTCTGATATCGGCATCCCGCTGCACATCAACTGGTCTCGCGCCCTCTCCGACACCGAGATGCGGGACGTGATGCTGGCTGTGTGGCAGAGGATGCTGGCCCCCCGCCGCATCTGGGTGCCTGTCAGCGCGGGAGGCGCCGCCGACCTCACCCTCGCCGACGCCTCCCACGCCCACGCCGCTGACAGTCTTTCCCTCACCACCGCCTCCACGCTCACCATCGCCGACGCGACGCACGCGCACACGGCTGAAGCGCTGTCGTTGACCACGGCGTCGACGCTTGCCGTGGCCGACGCCTTGCACGACCACGCGGCTGAAGGCCTCGCCCTCACCACCGAGTCCCTGCTGGCCCTGCAGGACGCCCTGCACGACCACGCCGCAGACGCTCCCGAGCTGCTCTCGGGGTCTTCGCTGCTCATCGCCGAGGCCCTGCAGGCCCACACCGCCGACGGGCTCGCGCTGGTCGTCGACGCGTACCTCACGGTCGCCAACGCCGGCCACGGGCACACGGCCGACGCGCTCGTGCTCACCGTGCCCAGCACCGGCGCCGACCCCGCTGCGGTCTGGTCCTATGTGCTCTCCAACGGCAAGACGGCCGAGGAGAACGTCGTCGAGATCCTGGCCAAGCTCCAGGCGCTGCACGACATCCACGGTCTCACGCTCGGCTCGCCGCTCACGGTCTCGGCCACCGCGCGCGCCGCCGGCACGATCAGCCAGACCATCAGCAGCTCGTCGGGCACCACCACCGTCACGCGCACCAGCTGACACCATGGCGCTCGATCCGCTGGCCATCGCGCTGCAGGGCCTCGGCTACGGGGCGCTGCAGGCGGCGGCACAGGGGCTGCTGGCCGAGCAGGAGATCGACGAACCGCCCGCCTCGCGCGGCGCCGGTGCCTTCGGCATCGGCGGCGGCCGCCGCCGCCGCCGCTACGACGAAGACGAGGACGAGGCGCTCCTGCTGATGCGGCTGATCTGACCCGGTGCCAGCTTTGCCTAGATGTGGCACAGGGTCTGCAAATAGATTGCCGTCCAGCATGAAGACTGGCACCCGTTCTGTGCACCTGGATTCGCAGCCTGCGCGGCTCGATGCCGTCCTGCTGGGCGCTCCGATCGAGCTCAAGCCCGCGGCCGCCGGCGGCCTGCCGGCGAAGTTCAGCGGCAAGGCGTATTCCGGCGGCTTCGTGCCCGATTACGGGATCGTGATCGACATGGCGTCGACCACCTACAAGCAAAAGATGCCGCTGCTCGACTCGCATGTGCGGTCCGAGATCATCGGCGTGATCGACCAGGCTGCGACGCAGGACGGCGCGATGGTCGTCGGCGGGCAGATCTTCAGCGACATGGCCGGCAGCCCGGCAGAGCGCATCGCCAAGCTCGCGCAGCGTGGCGTGCCCTACGAGATGTCGGTCGGCCTGTACGCCTATACGCGCGAGTTCATCCCGCAGGGCAAACAGGCCACCGTCAACGGCCAGGTCTTCAACGGCCCGGTCAACGTCCTGCGAAACGGGCAGGTCCGCGAGGTCTCAATCGTCACCCTCGGCGCCGATCCGCGCACCGAGTCCACCTTCTTCGACCTCCCCACAGGAGAGCCTACGATGTCCACCGTCGAGCAGCTGACCGCGCAGGTCGCCGACCTCACCGCGCAAGTCGCCCAGCACCAGGCCGCCCTCGCGGCAGCGCGCGCCGAGGGCGCCGCCACCGAGCGCGCCCGCATCCAGGCCGTCGAGGCCGCGTCGCTTCCCGGGCACGAGGCGCTGATCGCGTCGCTGAAGTTCGACGGCAAGACAGACGGCGGTGCCGCTGCGCTGGCTGTGATGGCTGCCGAGCGCACGCTGCGCGGTATCCAGGCCACCGCGCTGGCCGCCGACGCACCGAAGCCCGCCGCGCCCGCCGCGACGCCAGCGGTCGACGCTCCGAAGTCCGACCCGATGGCCGACACGAGCAAGAGCCTCGAGGAGCGCTGCAAAGCCAAGTGGGACAACGACCCGGCCGTCCGCGCCGAGTTCGTGAGCGCAGCCGACTTCACGGCCTACATGCGCGCCGAGGCCGCGGGAAACCTCCGCATTCTCGGCAAGCAGTGAGCAACACCAGCACCCGGAGCACGTCATGACGACCCTCGCCGCCAACAAGCCCCGCGCCTACGAGCTGGGCCGCACCAACAGCCTGCCGGTCATCGCGTCCGACATCATCTACGAGGGCGCCGCCGTCGGCCTCGTGGACGCTACCGGGCACTGCCGGCCGCTCACATCCGTGGATCGCTTCGTCGGCTTTGCCGAGCGCAAGGCCGACAACAGCGCTGGCGCCGCCGCCGCCGTCAACGTGGATCTGATCCAGTCCGGCCAGGTGCAACTGTCCGTGAGCGGCGCAGTCATCACGGACGTGGGGCAGCCCGTCTACGCCAGCGACGACGACACCTTCACCTTCAACCCGGCCGACGGCCCCTACATCGGTGTCGTCAAGCGCTACGTCAGTGCCGGCGTCGCGGTCGTGGAGTTCGACGCGCAGTCGAACCGCGACCCCTGGCGGCACAAGACGGTCCGCGAGACGCTGACCGGCACCAAGACCTTCGACGCGCAGGACAGCGGGAAGCTCTTCTGCGTCACCGACGCAGGCGACGCCGATGCGCTGACGCTGCCGGCCATCGCCGACGGCCTGGGCGGCATCACGATCCTGGCGGTCGGCGCGTTCGGCTCCACCGCGGTGACGATCAGCCCGCAAACCGCCGACATGATCATCGGCCCAGACATCTCGGGCGCCGACAACAAGGACCTGATCTGCACCAAGGCCACCCAGCGCCGCGGCGACTTCGTGACGCTGGATCTGGGCGACGCCGACGGCTACGTCGTCACCGAGATGCGCGGCACCTGGGCGCGCGAGGCCTGATCCAGACCCCTGACGCCTTCACCCTCCGAGGACCAACACCATGGACCAGTCGATCCTGAGCAGCCGCGCCGTTCTCGGCATGTACTACGCGCGGCTCGAGAACCCGATGAATGCCGGCTGGATCGCCGGTGTCTCGAACCTGTTCGGCAGCGACCAGGCATCGGAGCAGTACCCGTTCCTCGGACAGGTGCCGCGCATGCGCGAGTGGTTGGGCGGCCGCCAGGCGAAGGGGCTGCGCAGCAACTCGCTGACCATCGCCAACAAGCACTACGAGGCCACAATGGAAATCGCGCTGCGCGACCTGCGCCGCGACAAGACGCCGCAGCTGCAGGCGCGAATGGCCGAGTTCGCCGACGAGGGGGACGCCCACTGGGGCACGCTGCTCTCGGCGCTGATCCTCGCAGGGCCTTCGACTGCCTGCTACGACGGGCAGTACTTTTTCGACACCGACCACTCCGAAGGCGACTCGGGGTCGCAGGACAACGACATCCAGGTCGACATCAGCGCCGTCCCCGGCGCCGGCAGCGACAACACGCCGGCCTTCCCGAACGCCGCGCAGATGCAGGCGGCCATCGTTAAGGGCGTGGCGCAGATCCTGAGTTTCAAGGACGACCGCGGCCGCCCGATGAACAGCAACGCGAAGCGCTTCCTCGTCACGGTGCCGGTCGGCCTCTACATGCCCGCCATCGCGTCGCTGTCGGCGATCAACCTCGCCGCGCTGCAGCAGAACATCAACCCGGTGCAAGCCGCCGGCCTGTCCATCGACGTCCAGATGATGCCCGAGCTCACCTGGACGGATTCGTTCGCCGTGTGGCGCACCGATAGCCCCATCAAGGGCCTGATCCGCCAGAACGAGACGAACCCGATGGTGAAGATGAAGGACGAGCGCAGCGAGTTCGCCTTCGACAACGACGCGATCCAGATCGGCATCGACGCATGGCGCGGCGCCGATTACGGCCTGTGGCAGCGCGCCTGCTACGTGACGATGGTCTGATCTGGCGACCATGCTCTACGACGCGCTGACCCGCGTGCGAGTCCTCCCGGGCTCGCGCGTGAAACTCACCGAGGAGCAGGCATTCAACGCTCGCCACCTGGTGACGCTGCCGGCTGGCGACGGGTTCTGCAACGTGCTGCACCCGTTCGACCTCAAGCCGGGCGCGCGCTTCGAGCTCGACGGCGACCTGCCGAAGAACCTCGCCGCGCCGGTCGTCGAGCAGCCGCAGTCCGAGCCGGTGCCCGCGGTCAAGCGCGCGCGCAAGCCCGCACAGGAGGCCTGACCGTGCCGATGGCCGAGAGCTTCGCCGCCTTCTTCGCTGCCGCCGAGTTCGGCACCGAGGCGCAGATCGGCAGCGCCGACGTGCTGGGCCTGCTCGAGGTCGGCTATCACGAGGTGGCCGGCATCGGCACCACAGACCCGACCTTCATCTGCGCCGCGTCCGACGCCGACAGCGTCGTCGAGGGCACCACGCAGCTGACCGCGGGCTCGGACACATACACCATCCGCTCAGTGCAGCCTGACGGCACCGGCCTGGCCGTGCTGCTGCTGGAGGCCGCGTGAGCCACGCTCGCCGCACCATCCGCGAGGCCGTGGTAACGGCCCTGTCCGGTGCCGGCATCGTCGCCGCCGGCCGGGTGCACGACCACCCATACAACCCGCGGACGGCCTTCCCCTCCCTCGTCATCGAAGACGTGGGGGCGAACTTCAGCGACGGCAACGTCACCGAGGCGCAATCGGTCATGGCGCTCGGCACGCAGGTCGACATCGAACGCCGCTATCGCTTCGCCGTCATCGTCGAGGTGCAGCAGTCCACCCAGGCGGCGCGCGAGCGCGATGACCTCTGCGCCGAAGTTGAGGCCGCGCTCGACGCAGCCTTCAACGCCGACGACATCCCCGGCGTCAAGCACGTGCACCCGATCGCCTACCAGGCGGCCGACGACAACAGCGGCGAGAAGCCCATCCGCCGCGGCCTGCAGGTCTTCGAGGCCCTCTACATCACGCCGCTCGGCGCCCCTTCCACCTTCCTCTAGGAGCGACAGCCATGTCCTACCTCGCACTCGTCGGCTCGGCCTTCGCCATCACCACCGGGCTGGCGTCGGCCAAGGCCATCAGCAACATCACGAACGCCGATCCGCCGGTCTTCACCGCGACGGCCCACGGCTACAGCAACGCCGACGAGGTGCTGCTCGTGGTCGACTGGGAGGACTTCAACTACTCGATCATCCGGGTCAGCAATCAGGCGACGAACACCTTCGAGGTGGCCGGGTACGACTCCACGAACACCACCTTCTATCCGCAGGGCAGCGACACCGGCAACGCCTACAAGATCAGCGGCTGGCAGTCGCTGGGCCAGATCCTCGGCATCACGCCGCAGGGCGGCGATGCGCGCTACGAAGAGCTGGCCCCGTTCGACAAGCGCAACGGCGTTCGAATCGCGACCGGCTTCAACCCGTCGAGCTTCGAGATGGAGCTCGGCTTCGACGACAGCCGCACCGATCAGACGCTGCTGCTCGCCGCGTCGCGGGCGCAGGAAAAGCTCGGTTTCCGCTTCACGCTGTCCGGCCCGACCTACGCCTACGCCTACGGCACCGTGTCCTGCTCGGCGCTGCCGATCTTCGATCGCATCCTGCGGCGCCGCGTCTCGGTGTCCATGGAAGGCATGTTCACCTCGTTCACGAGCTGATCGATGGCCTCCTACAAGCTGATCGTCTCCGACGAGGTCGCGTTCGATGTCCGCTGGACGCTGAACGACAAGGGGGTCGAGCGCGAGTTCGGCTTCAAAGCCGAGGCGCACCGGGTGAGGGAGCCCGGCGCGGAGAGCGGCACCGTCGGCGACTACCTGTCGAGGGCGGCGCGCGTGCGCATGGTGGAGTGGATCGGCGACCCCCCAATCGAGGACGAGGAAGGCCGAGCGCCGGCACCCGGGCCCGCTGCCCTGGCGGGCCTGTACGAGGCGATCGACAAGCTGCCCGGCCTCGTGCTCGCCCGCTATCTGGAAGCGATCGGACCGAAGGCCAAGCTGGGAAACTGACCCGGCTGGCCGAGCTGCTGGCAGCCGGCGCGTTCGTCAACGGAGAGAAGACCGATGCGCAGCGCAGCCGACAGCCGCCGGAAGACCCGCCCGATCCTCGCGACCCGCGAGCGGTCAACCGCGCCGCGGGCCTCGCGCGACTCGCCGCAGTTGTTCCGCCTCCCGAGGCCGTCGAGGAGTTCCGCCTCTGGTCCGAGCACCTCCCGGCGTTCCGGCTCTTCGAGGCGGTGCAGACCCAACTTCGATGGAGCGACAACCGGCCGACAGGCCTCGACTGGGTGGGCGTGCGCGCGCATCCGGCGTGCTGGGCGCTGCCTGAAGACCAGCGCGAGCGTGTGCTTGGCGACGTGGCTGTCATCGAGCACCCATGGCTGGCGGAACGTAACCGCCGCATCACGGAAGCTCTGAACCAGGCCCGGCAGCGATGACCAGCGACATCCGCATCAAGATCGGCCTCGACGGCGTGCCTCAAGTGCAGGCCGGCGCGGCGCAGGCTGCGCAGAGCCTCTCGCGCGTCGGCGATGCGGCCGACATCACGTCGCGCCAGGCGCGGCTGCTCACGCGCAACTTCGGCGACGCGGTGCGGGCGCTGGGGGGTGGCGACGGCGCACTCGGTGCTGCGGCGCAGCGCGTCGGGCAACTGGGTATCGCCTTCGGCGGCTTCGAGGGCATCGCGGCGCGCATCACGCCGGTGACCGCGGCGGTCGGCGGCCTGGCCGCCGGCGTGGCGGCGCTCGCTGTCGCGTACAAGCAAGGCGCTGCGGAGTCGGATGCCTACGCCAAGGCGCTGATCCTGTCCGGCAACGCTGCCGGCACGACGGTCGGGCAGCTGCAGGTCCTCGCGAAGGCGCAGGCGGATGTCGCCGGCACGCAGGGCAAGGCCGCCGAGGTGCTGACGCAACTCGCCGCGAGCGGCGTGGTCGCCACGACCGAGATGGCGAAGGCCACCGCCGCCGCGGTCGCGCTCGAGCGCGCGCAGGGCGGCGCTGCGGATGCCACGGCGAAGAAGTTCATCGAGCTCGGGCAGGCTCCGCTGAAGGCCATCGTCAAGCTCAACGAGGCCGAGAACTTCCTCACCCTCTCGGTCTATAAGGCGGTGAAGGCGCTCGACGAGCAGGGCAGGACCGCCGAGGCCGCTGCCGTGGCGCAGACCGCCTACGCCCAGGCCGTGAGCGATCGCGCCGGCGATCTGGAGAAGCGGCTGGGTACGCTGCAGCGCGTCTGGCGCTCGCTGGCCGACGCCGCGAAAGAGGCATGGGATGCCATGCTCAACGTCGGCCGCCAAGACACCGCGCAAGGCGAGATCGCCAAGCTGCAGGCCGGCATCGAGTCGTTCGACGCCGAGATTGCAGACCGGTCGCTCGCCGGTGACACGCGCCGGGTGGCGGTGCTGGAGCAGCAGCGGCAGCTTCTCGTCGAGCGCCAGGGCCTGCTGCAGTCGACCGTGCGCGAGGAAGCCAAGGCCGCCGCGGTGGCGCGGCAGAACGCCGAAGCGACCAAGGCCGCCATCGAGGCAGACAAGCGCCCGCGGGCTGCTGGCGGCGGCGACAACGCCTACGCGTCGCTGATCGGCGACCTGCGCAAGCTGGAGCAGACCCAGGAAGAGGAGCTGCGCACCGGGGGCAAGGTCAGCGCCGCGCGCGCGCTGCAGATCCGGCTGTACGGCGAGCTTGCCGAAAAGGCGTCGAAACTCACCTTTGCCGAGCGCCTGGCATTCAAGGCGAGGGCGGACGCGGCGATCCTCGCCCAGGAACAGATCGATCTGCAGCAACGGCAGATCAAGGCCGAGCAGGAATACGCCGCCGCAGAGGCCAAGGCGATCGAGCAGCAGATCGAGGCCATTGCGCGCGAAGAAGAAGCCCGCCGCAGGGTGCTGGCCGGCATCGACGAGCGCGCGCAGGCCGTGGCCGACGAGGTGCGCGCCGCCGAGATCGCCTCGCAGGCCAACGTGTCGCTGGCCGAGGCTATCGAGCTCGTCGCCATCGCCCGCCTGCGCGAGCAGGCCGCCGGAGCCGCGGCAGACCCGTCGCGCCTGGCTGCGATCAACGCCGAGATCTCGGCCCGCGAGCGCCTGCTCGCCCAGCTCGCCGACAAGGGCGCGCGCGAGAGCGCGCAGAAGGCCGCGCAGGAGCTGCAGCAGGCCTACGAGCGCAGCTACAGCGAGATCAGCCAGGGCCTGACCGATGCGCTGATCCAGGGCGGCAAGAGCGCGGCCGACTACATCAAGGGCCTGTTCCGCACCATGGTGCTGCGGCCCCTGCTGGAGCCGTTCGTGCGGCCGGTGGCCGGCGTGCTTGCTGGGGCCGCGGGGTCAGGCGGTGCGTTCGCCAGCACCGGCGCGGCGGCGGGCGGCGCTTCTGCGCTGGACCTGTTCAGCGCCGGCAAGACGCTGTACGAGGGTTTCGCCAGCGGATTCACGACCTCGGGCGCCAGCGCCACCAACCTGTACGCCCGCGTCGCTGAATCGCAGTTCGGCAGTCGGATCGGGCTGTCCACGCTGTCGGAGGACGCGGCCGGCAACATCTTCCTGCAGCAGACCTCGGGCAGCCAGGCCGCGGGCTCGGCATTCGGCACGGTTGCCAGCACGGCAGCCGGCGCCGCGGTCGGCGTCTACGGCGGCCGGGCGATCAGCGGCGGCTACGCGGCTTTCGGCGGCAGCGGAAACGGCACCGTGAACGCCGGCACGGCCATCGGCGCCGTGGTCGGCAGCATCGTCCCGGTGATCGGCACCGCCGTC